CCGCAGGGCGTTGACATGGCTTCGCGTCAGGTCCACAACGGTGTGTCCATGCGCGTTGTCCGTCAGTACGACATCAACAACGACCGTATGCCGTGCCGTATCGACGTGCTGTATGGCTACTCGGTGATTCGCCCGCAGATGGGCGTGCGTCTCTGGGGCTAACCCTTAACTTAATTCACGGAGTAATTCAAAATGGCACTTCCTAATGGCGCTGGTGGTTATCAGGTTACAGACGGCAACGTCGGCGAACCGATCCTGTTTGTACAGGGCGCTCCGACGGCTCTGACTGCGGCTGCTACGGCAACTGCTGCTCAGTTGGCTAATGGCCTGTTCACCTTCAATGGCACGGCTGGCGACTTGACGCTGCCGACGGTTGCTGACCTTGAAGTCTACGTTTCATCTGCCTCAAAGGTAGACGCTGCGTTTGACTTCTTTGTCATCAACATCGACGCGGGTACGGATGACGTAACCGTGGCGATTGGCACGGGCTGGACGCTGGTTGGCGCTGGTCAGGTTGATAACGGTACTTCGGGTCACTTCCGCGCTCGCAAAACGGGCGACGGTACGTGGACCTGCTACCGCATTTCGTAATGGCAACGCCCCCGGCAGAGCGATCTGTCGGGGGTATTACCTAAAGGGGTATTTCTATGCCTAATACACAGGCGATTGGCGTTGCCTTTTCGGACCAAGCGATTATCAACGGAAGCCTTGATTCCGCGACCCTTGTTAACTCTAACGTGCGTAGCGGTTTTACCGGCGCACAACAGGGTGCGACGATTGCGGTAGCCACGGGTAACAATGACGTTTATGTCGTTGCCCCTGCTGCCGGAACGTTGAACGCGGCGTGGTTTTCAGGCGTTGATGCGCTGACGGCGAGCGACAGCAACTACATTACGTTCTCAATTACCAACCTTGCAACGACCGGCTCCGGCACGACGGCAATGCTCGCGGCAACTGACGCGAACACGACCAAGGCCACGGGCGGCACTGGGCTTTCAGCAAACGCACGTCGAGTGCTGACGCTAAACGGCACGGCAGCGAATCTCGTTGTGGCGGCGGGCGACCGTCTCCGCATCCGAGCCGCTGTTACGGGTACGCTGGCGAACACCGTCACGTTCCCCGTTTATAGCCTGCAATTCACTGTTGCCTAATATGCCGAATATCTACCTTCGTCATCACAAGCACGGCGAGAAAGTAGCAATCTCGGTGCTGGAAGCGCGGGAAGATATGGAGCATGGGTGGGAGGAGTTTGACCCCTCTGACCCGGATGATTCAGAATCCCCGGTGTCGGCAAACTTGTCGGCATCGGGGACTTCTGATAACGCATTAAGGGCGCGACGACGACGCCGGGAGTAATACATGGCAACCACCGCTGCTGACCAGATCAACGGTGCGCTGCGTCTGATCGGGCAATTAGCAGAAGGTGAAGTGCCTTCGGCAGCCACGTCTCAAGACGCCCTCGCTGCTCTAAACCAGATGCTTGACTCTTGGAGTACGGAGCGTCTGGCGGTCTTCTCGACTCAAGATCAAGTCTACAACTGGTTGCCTACCGTCCGTAACATTACGATGGGACCGACCGGCACGTTTGTGGCCGAGCGTCCGATTCTAATGGACGACGCTACCTACTTCCGTGACCCATCGACCAACGTGTCGTATGGCATCAAACTGATCAACAACGAGCAGTACAACAATATTGCCGTTAAAACAGTGACCTCGACTTATCCACAGTTGATGTGGGTCAATATGACCTACCCGGACGTGGAGATTTACATTTACCCAGTACCGACCAAGATACTGGAGTTCCACTTTGTGTCGGTGCGTCCGCTGGCTCAACCGGCCACGTTGGACACCACCCTTGCGTTTCCGCCTGGATACCTGCGTGCGTTCCGCTTTTGCTTGGCCTGTGAACTTGCAGCCGAGTTCGGTGTTGAGCCGTCTCCGCAAGTGCAACGCATTGCAATGACCAGCAAGCGCGATCTGAAGCGCATCAACAACCCGGATGACTTGATGGCAATGCCAGCGGCGCTCATCGTCAATCGTCCGCGCTTTAACATCTTCACGGGCAACTTCTAATGAAGACGCCGATCCTCGGGTCGTCGTACGTCATCCGGTCGGTCAATGCTGCCGACAACCGGATGGTGAACCTTTATCCAGAGGTAGTGCCAGAAGGCGGCAAAGAACCCGCTTATCTGCAACGCTGCCCCGGTTTAACTTTAAAAACAGACCTAGGCGAAGGCCCGATTAGAGGGCTGTGGTCGTTAGGCAATTACCTGTACGTCGTTTCTGGTGATAAGTTTTATCGCCTTGACTCTAGTTTTGAAACCGAAGGGTTTTTGTTACTAGAAGATGGGTTTGAAATTTTGTTAGAAGATGACGGCGGTATTCTTCTTGAAGATGCTGGCGTCAATTACATTGGCGAAGTTTCTGGCACTGGCCCCGTGTCAATGACAGACAACGGCACGCAAATCTTTATTGCCGCCAATCCTGACGGATATATTTACAACTCAGTAACCGAAGTATTTGCCCAGATTACTGACCCGGATTTTCCCGGCGCGGTTACTGTGGGCTACCTTGACGGTTACTTTGTGTTCAACGAACCGAACTCGCAAAGAGTGTGGGTGACACAACTGCTTGATGGTTTGTCTATTGACCCCTTGGATTTTGCGAGCGCGGAGGGTTCACCAGACGGGTTAGTTTCCCTCATCATTGACCATCGAGAAGCGTGGCTGTTCGGCACAAACTCGGTGGAGGTCTGGTACAACTCGGGCGACCCTGACTTCCCCCTCACCCGCATCCAAGGCGCTTACAACGAGATCGGTTGTATTGCCCCCTACTCGGTAGCCAAGATGGATAACTCTGTCTTTTGGCTAGGCGCAGACGCTCGCGGTCAGGGCATCGTCTATCGGGCCAATGGCTACCAAGGCGTGCGTGTATCTACCCATGCCGTTGAGTTTGCCATTCAAGGCTATAGCAATTTGGCTGATGCTGTGGGCTACACCTACCAGCAAGACGGCCATACGTTTTATGTGCTGAACTTTACGGATGCCGATACGACTTGGGTGTTTGACGCCGCTACGGGCGCATGGCACGAACGCGCAGGGTTCCGTAACGGTGACTTCAAGCGTCATCGCGCAAACAACCACGCTCGCTTTAACGGCGTGCCGATTGTGGGTGATTACCAGAACGGTAAGTTGTACGAGTTTGACTTAGACGTATACGCCGATGACGGGCAAACACAGAAGTGGCTGCGCCGCTGGCGCGCGTTGCCGACTGGCGCTAATGACCTGAAGCGTACCGCGCACCATTCGCTCCAGATTGACTGCGAGACGGGCGTTGGCTTGTCTGGATATGCCTTTACCGACACGCAGTACCTTGGTACTGAGTTGCTGCAAATCCTGCAAACGGAAGCCGGTCAAGACATTATTCTGGACGTTAACGCAACGACTGGCGCTGACCCGCAGTTGATGCTGCGTTGGTCGGATGACGGTGGTCATACGTGGAACGGAGAACGGCAGACTTCTATGGGTCGCGTCGGGCAATACGGCACTCGCGCCATATTCCGCCGTCTTGGCATGACGCTAAAACTGCGTGACCGTGTGTACGAGGTTAGCGGCACCGATCCGGTCAAGGTCGCCATCATGGGCGCCGAACTACAGATTAGTCCGACGGCATCGTAATGGCACAGAACATCACGCAAATCCCTGCCCCGCGTGTTCCGTTCCTTGATGAACGGACGGGCTTGGTTTCGCGTGAATGGTTCCGCTTTCTTAACAATCAGTACCAACTGACAGGTGGCGGCACTACGTCTACCTCTATTGCCGACCTTGAGATTACGCCATCGCTGTCGTCTAACACCGAAGATGAAATAGCGGTTCTGCAACAAGAGATTGAGGACATTCAAAAGCAACCTCCGCTTGCCGAGGTTGTAGCCGCCAAAGTCTTTACTGTTAACTACGGCTCGTTTTATTCGACGCAAACGCAAGTTGCCGCCGCAATAAATACCGCTTACGCGATGACGTTTAACAGCACGTCAAGCCAGTACGGCGTTTATGTTGATCCGGCAAATAACACTCACATTAAGGTAGGCAGGCCCGCTATCTACAACATGCAGTTTTCCATTCAGTTGGATAAAACCTCTGGTGGCGTGGCGCTTTTCTACGTGTGGCCGAGAGTTAACGGCGTTGATATTCCAGATTCGGCATCTCAAGTCCGTATTCAAGGCAACAACGGCGAAGTATTTGTCGCCGCAAATATATTTGTCCCCATGTCAAACGGCGATTATTTGCAGTTAATGTGGGCAACCGACAGCACTACCGTGCAACTTTTGGCCGAGCCAGCCACTGCTCCCCATCCTGGCATCCCCTCGGTCATTCTTACTATGACGCAGGTGAATATATGACCGTCTATCTTTCCGCCTTTGCTGGCGCCGGAGCGCAGTTCTTTACCGACGACAACTCAGTGCTGTCGGGCGGAAAGATTTACACGTATGCGGCTGGCACAACCACGCCGCAAAACACCTACACGTCGGTTCTTGGCACAACTGCCAATTCCAATCCAATCATTTTGGATTCTGGCGGTCGCTTGCCAGAAGACATGTGGCTATCTGAGGGCATCAAGTATCGGTTTGTTTTAACTGACTCTAATGATGTGCAGATTGGTGAGTACGACGACATTGCTGGCGTCAATGACATTTCGACTGAAACAGTTGCGTGGTCTACCATTACCGGCACCCCGACGACGGTGTCTGGCTATGGAATCACCAACGCCCTGACGACGACGGCTGCTGCGGCCACCTACGCGCCGATTGCTTCGCCCACGTTCACCGGCACGCCGCTGATCCCTGATAACGCCACGGCTAGTGTTAATTACGCCGTAGGTTATCGAGAGGCTCCGCAGAACAGCCAAACGGCTAACTATCAGTTGGTGCTGGCGGATCGCGGCAAGTCCATCCTAATGAACGGCTCGTCGCTGACGCTGACCATTCCGGCTAACTCTGCTGTCGCGTTCCCGGTTGGCACGGTCATCATTATCGTTAACCTCAACGTCTCGGCGCTCTCGATTGGTATTACGACCGACACGCTGACACTGGCTAACAGCACGACAACCGGCACCCGCACCCTTGCGCGTAACGGCTTGGCGACTTGCGTCAAAATTGGCTCAACCTCGTGGCTGATCAGCGGAGCAGGGTTGACCTAATGAGCGGCGCTACCCTAGCAGCGGCGATTGCAGGTACGACCGGAGGAGCCGGTGCGGGCGTTGTTGATTACTCGTCCGGGTCTGGGTCGGTCACGATCCCTGCCAGCGCTACGGGCGTCACCATCGAGGTATGGGGCGCAGGTGGTGGTGGCGGCTACGGCACGGTAACCAACATCTTTGGTGAGTTCGCCTACGAGCCGCAGGAGAACCCTGGTGGCGGCGGAGGCGGTGGTGCCTACTCCAAGACTGTACTCGTTCTAACTGGCCCAGATGCCGGTAAAACGATCCTGTACACTGTCGGCGTGGCTGGCACAGGCGGCTCACTTGGCGATGCGGTAGGCGGTGCTGGCACTCAGTCAGTGGCGTATGCCGGAACGTATGCGCTGCCCGAAATGATCGCAACTGGAGGCTTTGGAGGTTACGGTGGTATCGGTATCTACGGCAGTCAGCAGGGTGCTGGCGGCACGGCCTCTGGCGGCAATACGACCAACACTAACGGCAACGGCGGAGCGGCTTTTACGCAGACAGGTGCGGCTGCAATCGCTGGTGTGGGTAGCCTTACTGGTGGCGCTGGCGGTGACGGTGGCGATCCGGTAGAGGGCGGTGCCGCTGGCCTGTCTGGGTCTAATGGCCGCGTCCGAATGGTCTTTACCTTTTAGGTGACACATGGCAGTTAACGTCAAAGTCCTGATCCCCGCAAAGATTGCGGAGAACACCCAAGTAACTCAATACATTGCCCAGAACGTGTCGGCCATTATCGACAAGTTCACGGCGACTAACTACAGCGCTGCGGCGGCTACCATCTCGATTAACCTCGTGACGCAGTTTGACTCCTCGGGCAACCAGAACTTGATCATTAAGAACAAGACGCTGTTGCCGAGCGAGACGTACACGTTCCCCGAACTGGTCGGCCACGTCCTGCAACCGGGCGGGTTTATCTCGACGATTGCTGGTACGGCATCGGCTATTAACATCCGTTCGTCGGGGCGAGAAGTCTCGTGACGACTGCCGAATACTGGCTGACGGAGAACTTCAGGGAACTCGGGCTACCGCCTGACGCTGCGGCTTGGCTGCTAGACCTGTGGCACGTTACCCAGACGTTTGACGACGTGGCTGACGGCGACCCGGTAGACCGGGGTGCGCTGGACGACACGGTGTGGCGCTGCCTCGTCAACATGCCTGCAAACAGTTTCTTTATGGCTAATGCTATTCAGTTATTGCCAGCATTGGCTACGGCGATTTGTAAGTGGAAGGCGTCGGATGACGCCGAACGGTCAGGTCGGGCGGACGAGAAGTCGTTTGTCTGGCGTGCCGCCTATTACGACATTGTGTTGTTAACGGTGCTGTTGTGTCTTGGCCGTGAGTCTGCTATGGAAAAAGCAGGTGCGGTAATGGCACTATACGGCGAAGATTTTGCGAAGTATCGCGAGGAATTCCCTCATGCCTGATCCAGTAACAGCCGTCACCGCAGGTTCTACTGTTGTTGGCGGCGCCATAAGTTCTCGTGGCGCTAGAAAAGCCGCGCAAGCGCAGCAACAGGCGGCAGATCAAGCCGCACAAGTTCAGCGCGAAATATTTCAAAAGCAGACCGAACTGCAAGAGCCGTTCCGTCAGGCTGGCATTACTTCGCAGAACGAATTGATGCGACTGCTTGGGATTGGCGGAGATGCTGCCGCTGCCGACTACGGGATGCTGACTCGCGGCTTTGGTGAGCGCGATCTGCAAATGGACCCCGGTTACGGTTTCCGTCTACGTGAAGGCGAAAAAGCCCTTGAGCGTATGCAGTCGGCTCGCGGCAACATGCTGTCGGGTTCCGCTATTAAAGCCGGTCAGCGCTTCGGACAAGACTTGGCTTCGCAAGAGTACATGAACGCTTTTAATCGAGCGCAGGCACAGTTGGGTACGCGCTTGGGAACGCTCGGCAGCCTGTATGGCGCCGGTCAGGCTGCCGCACAGCAGGTCGCTGGTCAGGCCGGACAAATGGGCGTCAACGTCGGCAACTTGATGACACAGGGCGGACAGGCTCGTGCCTCTGGTTATCTTGGTCAGGCTAATGCGTTGAACCAAGCCCTTGGTGGATTGGCTGGCGCTTATGGTCAGTACGCGGGCAGCGGCCTGTCGCGTGGTTCTTTGGATGAAATTCTTCCCGGTGTGACCGTTACGGGTCGTCGGTACTGAGGTGACGTATGGCGGTTATTGGAGCAACTCAATTACAGCCCGTGAACTTTTTGGAGGAATACGCCAAAGGGTTGCAGGTTGGCGCTGGCCGCCGACAACTAGAGCGTCAAGAGATTGATCGCATCAAGGCTGCCGAACAGCAACGCGCTTTAAACGAACTGTACTCCCGCGCACTTGGCCCTACAGGTCAAGTTGATGTAAATCAGTTGTATCGCAATCTTGCCACGCAAGGCATGGGAGGAATGATCCCCGGCTTGCAAGCGCAACAAGCGGAGATTGCTTCAAAAACTGCTGCTGCGGGCAAGTCTTCAGCGGAAGCCGATAAGATTTTTTGGGAAACATCTCGAAACGAGTTGGCTGCAATTCCCGATAACAATCAGGCCGCTTATCAAGCATGGGCTAATCGTATTGTTGCTCGTGCGCCTTGGACGGCGCAAATGCTGCCGCCGATGTTGACCCCTCAGACGAAGCAGCAGTTATTAATGACTGCTGATGCTGCTTTGCCGAAAGGCGAGGTTACGGATGTTGGCGGTGGCACGGCTGTTATTAACCCGTATACCGGGCAGCAGATCGGCACCACAATTAAAGATGTTGTTGACCCAGCGGCTATCGCTCGCGCTGGCGCTGCAAGAACTCAAGTCAACGCATTTATTCCTGCATCCGAAACCGCTCAAACTGAATTCATTAAAGAATTTAGGGACACGTACAAACAACTTAAAACGGCGCCTGTGGACATTGCAAATCTTCGCCGCGCCGCCGTATTGGCACAGTCGGAAGGCCGCAAATACATGGGAACGGGCGGCCAAGCGTTTTTGTCTGCCGCTAAATTCTTAAAGAATCGGCTTGGCGTGGACATAGACGCGAAGGCTCTTGCTGATGCTGAAGAAGCGAGAACGGTGCTGTTCCAAAACGTGTTAGGCAACTTGCGTAAACTGGACGCGCAGCCATCGCAGCAACAGCAGTTTATTATGCAAGAAGCGTTGGGTAATTTGGACACCGATCCTGATGCACTCCCACGCGTTGTGCAGGTGTACGAAGACGTTATTCGCGGACGCGTTGAACAGCACAACCGCGAGTTTGCGGAAATGAAAGCAAACCCAAATCTTGCAAACGCGTTCCCGTATAGCCTTGAAATTAAACTTCCAGAAAAGTTGGCTGCGCCTCCGCCAGAAGTTACTGATACTGGCCCCGGTGGCAGCCCGCTTGGGGAAACCGCCAAGCAGCCGATTAGGGTTAATAGCCCTGAAGAGGCTCGCGCATTAAAGCCTGGAACTAAGTTTATCACTCCTGATGGCCGTGAAAAGGTGCGGTAATGGCGCCTCCAGTAAAACCTCAAGACGATCCATACGCTGAGTTTTCGGACGTTTCAAAGCCTCCGGCTGTTACGGTCACACGTATTGGAAACAGGCAAATTGATCCGTATGCGGAGTTTGTTGATGCGCCTGAAGGCATCCCGCAGCGTCAGCCTAGTGCAGAACGATTTACTGGTTTTAGCCGTGACGTTGGCCCGGCTATGGCAATGCTTACGCCTCAACAAAAGAAAGAGGCATTAAAGACTGGCGTTCAATTAAGCGCCGGTATGGCCGCGCCTGTTGCGCTTGGTCGAACTTTAAAGTTTGCCGCAGACGTAACAGGTCGATTTGCTCCGACAATAACGCAATTCGGCAGGGCTATTGAGTCTGGCGGATTAGCGCCGGGATTAAGTGTTCCGCAAAGAGTCGCTGGCAGCGCCGTCTCAGGCGGGGTTGGCGCAGGCGTTGTTGATCCAGATCAAATAATGACTGGCGCCACGATTGGCGTATTGACTCCTGTTGCCGCACAAGTTACTCGGCCTTTTGTGAAGGTGTTTGGTGCAACCAAGCAGGTTGAGAAAGAATACAAGGCCGCGTACAAGGCGGCGGAAGACGTTGGCGCAACAGTTGCTCCGACGCAATTTAACAACTTGGTATCGCAGATGAAAGATACTGCCGCCAAGTTTCAATTTTTGCCTAACAAGCACAAGAAGGTTGATAACGCTCTTACGACGTTTGGGCAGCAAGCCGATCTTCAACAGCCCGTTTCAATCGAGCGTATTGATAATCTGCGAAGGGATTTGAATAAAGCCCTTAATAGCGGCGACAAAGTTGAGAGAGACATTGCTAAAAATATGCTTGGCGATTTGGATAGATTTGTTCGCCAAACATTTCCAACTCAAGTGTCTGAAAAGATTGAACTGGCAAGAGACTTGTTTACTCGCGCTCAACGCTCTCAAGCGGTTGATAACATCATTGAAAAGGCTAGAGTCGCAAAGGGCAGAGAACCCGCCGAAGTCATCAAGGAAGAGTTCTACAAGATTAGCCAAGGCAAAGGAAAGTACGCCGCACTTAAACGCCAATTTACCGCTGATGAGAAGGCGGTTATTAAAAGCATTGGTAACGGCAGATTGGACATTAACGCCCTTGAAGGCATAGGCGCTATCTTTGCACCACCGCGTGTCATACGCCCCAACATTCGAGAACTTCCGAAAGCGCTGGGGCAAGCCACTACGACGGGTTTGGGAACGGCTCGCATCGGCCCTGAAATGGCAATTCCGATTGCTATCGGCGTTGGCGGAACCGGGTATTTGTCTCGCGCTATGGCTAATAGACTTGCTGCGGCAAGAGCGTCTCAATTCGGCGCTCGTGTTGCTGGTGGCCGCGCACCAAACATTTTAGCGCCTGAGTCATTTGCGCCAATAGTTCCCGCAGCATCACCGTATGGCGTGAACTTTTTGGCTGAACAACAGCGCATAAACGAACTTGGCTTTTAAAAGCGCAAGTTTTTCGGAGTAATGACGTGGACGACATGCAGGTTCTTTTCAACATCGTGTTGGGCGTGGCTGCCTTCCTTGGTGGCTGGACGGTAAATAACCTGACGCGCAGCATCGAGCGACTGGATAAAGACATCCGTAACATGCCGTTGACGTATGTAACGCAGACCACGTACCAGCGCGACATTGACGACATCAAGTCTATGCTCGGCAAAATCTTCGACAAACTAGACGAGAAGATGGACAAATGAGCGATGAGAAGCCCAGTTTCAGTATGGAAAAGGTCGTGGACATGCTGTTCCCGGTCTTGCTTGCTGCTGTGGCTTGGCTGCTGGGCGAGATTACCTCGTTCCAGAACCGCTTGATTGCTATCGAGTCGAAGATTCCGATCCTAATTACCGAAGACGGTGTACCGACCGACAGCCCGTTGAGCGCGGCCAAGCGGCAGGAACTCAAGGACGATCTGATGGAAGACATCCATGACCTGCAAGTGCGGGTCAAGTTGATGGAGGAGCGCAACAAATGATGACGATGGTCAGCACTTTTCTGTCGTTCTTGGCCGGTGGCCTGCCCAAAATTCTGCAAATCTTCCAAGACCGTCAGGACAAGAAGCACGAGTTAGCCCTTGTCGCTGCCCAAAAGGAACGTGAGTTGGCCTTGGCCGAGCGTGGCTTTATCGCCCAGGCTCGCGTCGAAGAGATCAAACTAGAGCAGATTCAGACGCAGACGGCTGGCGAAGAGCGTCAGTCGCTATATAACCACGACGTTGAGATCGGCAAGGGTGCAAGCCAGTGGATGATCAACCTGCGTGCCTCCGTGCGCCCGGTCGTCACCTACATCTTTGTGCTGGAACTGGTCGTCATTAACATGGCTGGCATGTGGTATGCGTGGAACCAAGGCGTACCGTTTGCGATTGCGCTGGAAAACGTCTTCTCTGAAGACGAGATGCTGATCCTGTCATCCATCATTGCCTTCTGGTTTGGCACGCAAGCCTTCGGGAAAAAGTGACAGCGGTATATCACATCAGAAAGCGATCAAGCCTTGCGCTTGATGAAGGGTACGTTGGGATCAGCGTAAACCCTGCTGTTAGATTTTGCCAGCACAAAACTGCGGCAAAGACCCGTAACAGTCATCTGTCAAAAGCCATTAAGAAATATGGCGACGAGATATGTCTTGATGTTATTGCGTCTAATATTGATGAAGATTTAGCAAGGTTTTTAGAAAAAATGCTTCGCCCATTTGAAAATATGGGCTGGAACGCTTGCGTCGGTGGCGGCATCCCGCCAAACCCAAAAGGTAAGGAAAGGTCTGAGGCTTATCGTAAAAACATATCTGTTGCCAAACTTGGCGAAAAAAATCCAATGCATGGCAAAAAGATTGTATTTTCTGAAAAACACAAATTTCGTTTAGCGGCAGCAGCGCAAAACATGCCTGTTTTAATTTGCCCTCATTGTGGCAAACAAGGACGATGTAACGGAATGAAACGATGGCACTTTGACAGGTGCAGGCATGCGAGTTTCTGAAAAAGCAATACGGATGATTTGTCACCACGAGGGCATCAAATTACGCCCTTACCAATGTCCGGCGCTAATCTGGAGCGTCGGAGTCGGCCACGTTATTGACCCTACCCACGCAACAGTAAAGTTCGATGAAAGGCGCAATCTACCGATACCGGCAGGCTGGGATCGCACTCTCACAATGGGAGAAGTTGACGCTTTGCTTGCTGAAGACCTTGGCCGCTTTGAGCGTGGCGTGGCCCGTCTTTGCCCTGGGTCTGTTGGTAATCAAGGACAATTTGACGCCCTAGTCTCGTTCTCCTTTAACGTGGGACTCGGCAATCTTCAGCGCAGTAGCATACGGATGCGCTACAACCGGGGTGACGTTGAGGAGGCAGCGGACGCCTTCTTGATGTGGACAAAGGCAGCGGGCAAAGTATTGCCCGGACTGGTCAAGAGGCGCCGGGACGAGATGGCGATGTTTCTTAGCCAGCCGTAATTTAAGCCTCATGGAGCAGGCGTCATGCGTAAAGACGGTATCCCTGCCGCGTTCCAACTAGCCGGTCACACCATCAAAGTCAAAGTAATATCGCCTTCAAAGTGGCGACACGGCAAGAATTGTGTTGGAATGTGGCTTCCAGACAAGTATGAGATTCACATCATAAGTTCTTGTAAAGGCACAAACCGGCAGCAAGTATGGGCGCATGAGGCTATGCACGCCCTCTTTGATGTGGCAGGTCATCCCGACCTGTCGTCAGACGAACAACTCGTAGACCGAACCGGCCACTTGCTGCAACAGATGCTCACAACGATGGAGTAGACGATGCAAGCAAAAGCCACTGACGATGAAATCCTAAAGGCTCTACAGGACGCTAACGGCATACGAATCGTAGTCGCAAACAAATTTGGGCTAAACGAACGAAGCCTCCAGATGCGGATTAAAAAGATGAAGGCAAAGGGATATACCATCCCCGAGTCCACGTATCAGCCGGGTGCAGAGAAGCAAGAGGTAATAGAAAAACCGGGGTTTTCGTTCACACCGTTACCGGATGACGACATCTCGATTGAAGAACTAGTTGCCCATCGAAAGAAACAGTTTGCCCATAAGCAGCGGCATGAAGAGGCGTCCAAACTAATTCCGGTCAAGGTCACTATCGACGGCCCTGTCGGTATCCTCCATTTTGGCGATCCGCACGTCGATGACGACGGCACGGACATTGGCCTCCTAGAAAAGCACGCTTTGCTGGTTAAGAACACCAAGGGGCTTTTTGCAGCCAACGTGGGCGATTCCACCAACGCATGGGTAGGCAGGCTTGCCCGCCTTTACGCCGAGCAATCCACCTCCGCCGCACAAGCCTGGAAACTGGCTGAATGGTTTTTAGGGCTGTGTCCGTGGCTTTACATGATTGGCGGCAACCACGACCTGTGGGCTGGCGCTGGAGACCCCCTAAAATGGATTACGAAGTCTCAGGGGACGATGTACCGTCCCTCCGAGTGCCGTATCCAGTTGCAGTTCAGCAATGACGCCAGAATCCGCGTAAACGCCCGCCATGACTTCTCTGGTTCCTCGATATGGAACCCAGCCCATGGGCCGATGAAAGCCTTAACGATGGGCGTGCGCGATCACGTGGCGGTAGCAGGTCACAAGCATGAATCGGCATATGCCGTGCTGAAGGACCCGGACAGCAGTATCACAATGCACGCCATCAAGGTTGCGTCATATAAGACGTACGATAGGTACAGCAAGGAGCGAGGCTTTAGGGACATGACGCTATCGCCTTGCGCCGTAACGATCATTGACCCTTACCTGCCGCCAGAGCATCCCGACTTGGTTAAGGTGTTTTGGGACCCCGAGGAAGGGGTGGACTTCTTGAAGTTCAAGCGCCGGAAGTTTTAAGGCATATCAGGCCACCTGCGGTTGTTCTTGGAGTAGTTTTCTACCGCAGGAATGATTCGCAGGTTGGCTTCACAGTGCAGACCGCAAACAATCTTCGACACCAACGGAGCGATGTGGTCTACGTGATGGTCGGGATAGTTCCGACATTCACGGTAAATATCCAGGATTGCCTGCTCGTTTGCCCAAGCCGGTATAGCATTATTTAACGCTGCACGGCGCTTGCCGGTAAACGCTGCCACAGCCTCAGGGTTGGCCTTTTTCCATCGGGCTTTCCAAGCACGTGTTTTTTCCCGATTAGCCGCCGCCCATTCACGCAAGCGTTTGTTTTCGGCTTCTCGGCCAACCTTGGCAATTCTGCGTTGATGAGCCACGCCACGGTTACGCTCATTCCAGCGCTTTGATGCGGCGCGGGTTTTATCGCGGTTTCCGGCAACCCAAGCAGAATATCGAGCCATGTACTGCTCTTTATTCTCGCGTTGCCACCGAACAGTCTCGGCAGTATTGCAGGGCTTACAAAAAGACTTGTACCCGTCCGCAGACCGCTTGTAACGGTGAAACTCGCTAAACGGCTTGACCTGCTGACACTTGGTGCATTGCTTCTGCATGATCCAATTGTACACAGGGTTTTGCGACGGCGCTGAAAATCTCAGCGCGTTCCCGAGCGGCTCGCAGGATGCAGTAGCGTTGGTGCAGCCGCTTGAGGAACGTCGTGCGGCGTTGGCCGACGATCTCATCGTCAAGCAGGGCTTTGAC